CCACAATAGATCCAATTACACGCCTGATAAACAATTCCAACATGTTCTCTAAATGGATCAGCAAAAGAAACAATTAATTTTAAATTTGGATTTTTCTTTTTTAACATTCTTATAGCAATAGATACAATTTTCGAAACATTGCACTTATGCTTATTTAGTGCTATTCTTGTTAATTCGCAACATTCAAAAATTCCAAGCCCGTATGGTTTTCCTAAACTAGGACTAGCACCCAATCCAAAAATTACACACCCAATATATTTCCCATCCTCAAAAACTCCAATTATATTTGATTTATTTGAAGGAACCGTTTTAGAGTAATGCCACTTCTCACACGCGTATAATGCAGCTTTATGATCTACCCAATCAAGGCGTAAACTCATGACCACACTCCGGGCATACTACTTTCTTCTTTTCGTCTAATCGTGGCACTTCATCTTCTGGTATTGGTTGAAAATCTGGAACTAAATCAGATACAAATTTTTCAACCTCTACAATTTGCTCTCCGTTCATTATTGAATCGATCTGAATCGCATCGAAACCAGTCAGTTCAGAAAGATCCTTCGGCAGTTCAGATAATAATTCTGCAAGAACATCTCTATCATATGGAGCGATATCTGCGAGTCTGTTATCTGCTAATAGATATGCATCTGCTTCTTTTCCGCTTAATTTCGTTCTGATGCAAGGAACCGTATCGTTACCGGATTCTATTGCAGCTTTTACCCTGGCGTGTCCTGCAAGTATGGTATTGTCTGCTGATAGTATAACCGGATTTGTCCACCCAAATTTCTTTATACTCTCCTGAATGAGTCGTATCTGTTTATCAGGATGTATTTTTGGATTTGTTGGATGGTTTTCTATATCCTCTATCCGCACTTCTTCTATCTGCATTACCATTCAATAGTCACCGCTTTATTCTCTGCCGGTTTACTGAACGTGTAACACCGGCTGCTGTTCCCTGATCGTTCCCATCCTAACTCGTTCAGGCATTGAGAGAGAACCTGTGCGAATCTCATCCTGGTCATTCTGGATAACCTCGGATACGTATCAGGATGTTCCTTTACCTCTATATGTAACCCGTCGATGTTTGCATATGATTCAAGCGGGTTTTTGACGTATACCAGATGGAGGATTTCAGCACGTTCTAATCGTCTTACAGGCTCTCCAATGACTGATTTACAGTGATGTGATATCGTTGCGACATCGACGTTGTAGCAGCGGGCTAACTCCCTTAATGGTGTTCCGTCTACAAACAGCCTTTGTATTTCCCTGATATCGTCTTTTGTGAGTTTCATTTTCTGATATACCCGCATCTGTCACACTGATAGCATGGTTCAGGGTATGGCAGGAGGAGGAAAACTCCTACTTTGAACCTGAACCTCATCGGATTGCCACAATCAGGACAGTTTATCAGAGTTTCCCTGTAATCAGATACCATAATCTCTGTTTGAATCCTGCTCTATGAACTTTCTGTTCTATGCTCATCAGCCGGTAGTAATCAGCCATTTTTGCGAGGTCTGAAGTGAGTTTATCAAGTTCCGAATCATCGACTCTGACTTTTACATCAACCGCTATCTCTTCAGGAACTTTGTGTTCTATCCATGCTCCATTTTCAAAGTATCCGCTCATTGATGGCACCAAATTGATAGTATCAGGTATAGCGAAATCGTATACAATCCCCAACTGATGAGAAACGTTTTTATCAGCGTTTTTGTCTCATCGCTCATAGGAACCTCACACAATCGATAGGACAATGAATGATTGCAGATGAGTTGTGGTTTCTGCGATGTGACTCAAGAGGCACTCTCATTTGAATTCTGGTATCTGATTGATAGATTACATCTCCAATCATTCCTGTGAGGGATACGAGCGGGCTGTTTGCGTCTGGTGTGAATATGGCAGTCGTCATAACTCCCCTTTCAGGATTTGATAGATTGTGATGACTGACAAGATACCCGCTAATCCCCATCCTATCAACTCTCTGATTTCTATTCCTGCCGTTTTTGCTCCTGTGTCGAGGTCGTGGGTGCGTTCTATCGCTTCAATACGCGAATCAAGCTCATCCAACACTGGCATTTTTGGACATTTGGCTCGTTCAATCTTTACCATTCGATTGTTTAACTGGGTTAATTCCGTCCAAATCTGCGTATGGCCTTCGGTATTGTTTTCCCATCGTTCCTCACGGTTGCAGTTCTGTTCTAGTTTCCGAACCCTTTCCTCATGGTCTTTCATGAACTCTTCGAGTCGGCAGGACTGTTCCTGGAAACATGCAGCCATGTGTATGTTCTCTTTTGCCATTTCGTCTATAGATTTCTGTAATGCGTCAAATCTGACTAATACACGAGAGAACAATTCATCATCAATTTCAGCCATTGATTACTCCCGTTGAGAGAATTGAACTCTCATACGCTGATGAAACCATTACGGGAGCCGGTATACGCGGATGGGTAGATGTGGGGAATTGCGAGGGTATACCGGGTAAGATTCGATCCGGGTATGAACCGGTTACAGATTCACGAATCATGGGAATGTTTCAGTTGATTGCAGTATTTTCATCCAGCATTCTGAACAGATATCCAGGTTGATATCACCGCACTCTTTACCAATCCAGTCAATATACGAGCCGGCTATAGTTGCGCCATACTGGATTTCTGCCATCTTATGGCCGCATACTGAACAAAAAGGAGATTGGTTCATTCCTGATTCTTTCTCCATGCTCTGAACGCTTCTGACTGCCCTTTCAGGAGTTTTTCAATCGTATCTTTCCGTCCGGAGAATATCTTACCGGTCGGAGATTGAGCCATGTATCTGTCATTGACATCAGGGATTCCTGCGACGACTTCAGGATCTTCGTTGATTCCGATGATCCAACCGTCTTTTAATACCTGGATTGTTTTCATACTCATTGCTGCACCTGCTGTATTTCTGGTTTAATCCACGGAACTTGAGCGTCGTTAAAAACGTTTTTGCCGGTTATCTGCTCAATTCCTTCAAAGAATTCGATGCTTAATCCCCCCATCTCCTGACGTTCCTCTACTGTGATGGTTCCGTCGGATTTGATGCGAAGATAACAAGCGCCCAGACGGGCAAAGTTCTGTGATAACTGAATAACCTGTTTCAGAGTCTGGTTTTTGAACCAGCCGTATGCAAGGCCAAGGATTGCTATAAGAATCGGTATAATCTGCTGTAGGAGTTCTGCGGTAAATAGTTCGGTCATGATGAAACCTCCTCGGAAGTTGTGTTATTCACAATTTCTTCATCGAGGGTTCCAGCATTCCAAACAAAGTCGAACTGTGTATTCTGTCCTTCGAGCGGGTCAGAGTATCCTACAAGGTGGTCATGCGCTGAATAATCAAAGTTTTGAGTTCCTTCGCTTGAGTTGAATCCTCTCTTTGTCGATGCTTTGAGGTCTCCAATTAACGATGATTGTTTTCCGGTGAGTGATGCTGATAACGCAAGCGTTTTTCCTGATACGACTGTTGCTGATTTGTATTCGCTCAATCCGTTCGTTCCGGTTGCCATCATCGAGGCTTCAGCGGTTGATGTCTCTGGGAACCGTTCAGACGATTCGTTTTGTTCTCCGGTTACGTTCCCTTCGATGTTTCCTGATTCGCACGGAGTTTCAGGTTGATATGATTGAGTCGAGAACTGACCGGCTGAATCCCATGCGTTCAGCATTCCCGTTGTCTCTATTGATGTCTCTGATATGATTCCGTATCCTGAATCAGAGTTGTGCTGGTATCCGGTTCTGCCGAGGGTAACGATGGATGTTGAAGCGCCTCCATACTCATAGGTGCCATTGACGGTTCCGAACCGCATGAGGTTTGTAGCAGTCTCATACGACCGCTCTGTATTGATTGTTGATGATCCTCCGTTGTGTGATGCTGATGTCTGTAGGAGGGCTGATGATTGCGAGCCTATAACGAGGATGGTGAGCAGGAGAGAGATGATTATGCGAATGGACATACTTTCCTCATGAACGTTTGAGCGTTCCATGATAGTTTTCCGAACTTCGTTTGACGGGCTATAGTTGATGCGAGAAGTTTGTTTTCCGGCAGTCTGTTTTGAGGTATGGTGCCGGATAGTAAAGACATGAGTCTTATATACGCGCTTATTTTAGAAAAATAATAGAATAACGGGCAAAAGAGGATAAAGAGGATAAAGAGGATAAAGAGGAATTAAGATAATCTCACAATCATGACTTCCTCACCTATCCAGGCCTTCGGAACGTAAACCCCGCCCGATGAACCTTGCTGTTTCACAGTTCTGGTTATTGTTTCTCTCATCGTTC